AACAGGCAAGACCACATGTGCTAGTATCTATCTAGCATGGTATGCAATGTTTATACCGGATCAAACTATTCTAGTTGCTGCACACAAATACACAGGTGCACAAGAGATTATGTCACGCATACGCTTTGTGTATGAAAGTTGTCCAGATCATATTAGAGCAGGCGTTACATCATACAACAAACAATCAATTGAATTTGAAAACGGATCACGCATCGTAGCACAAACAACAACAGGTAATACAGGACGTGGTATGAGTATCTCGTTACTATACTGTGACGAGTTTGCATTTGTGCAACCTAACATCGCAGAAGAGTTTTGGACTTCAATATCTCCTACACTAGCAACTGGTGGTAGAGCTATTATTACAAGCACACCAAACTCGGATGAAGATACCTTTGCAACCATTTGGAAACAAGCAGAAAATAAGTTTGACGAACATGGTAATGAACAAGAACTAGGTACAAACGGCTTCCATAGCTTTATATCACATTGGAGTGAACATCCGGACAGAGACGAAAAATGGAAAGTAGAAGAAGTTGGACGGATTGGTGAAGAGAAGTTCCGTCGAGAGTACGGCTGCGAATTCCTAGTATTAGACGAAACACTAATTAATAGTTTAAAACTTGCTGCAATGGAAGGTATATCACCAATACTTAATATGGGCCAAACACGCTGGTATAAGAAGCCTACAGCGCAATATACATATGCAGTAGCACTTGACCCTAGTATGGGCACAGGAGGCGATAACGCAGCTATACAAGTGTTTGAACTACCTAGTTACGAACAAGTAGCAGAGTGGCAACATAACACTACAGCTATCCCTGGACAAATAAGAGTACTTGCTGACATATGCAAATACATACAACAAGAAACTAACAATGCTAACGGTATATATTGGAGTGTTGAGAATAACGGAATTGGCGAAGCTTGTTTGCTAGTTATTAATGACTTTGGCGAAGAAAACATTCCGGGGCTATTTGTAAGTGAACCAATGCGCAAAGGACATGTAAGAAAGTTTCGCAAAGGATTTAACACTACACATGGCACTAAAATTACAGCCTGTAGTAGACTTAAAACTATGATCGAAAATGACAAAATGACAGTCAGAAGCAAAACTCTTATTAGTGAGCTTAAGGCGTTTGTTGCAACAGGTAGTAGTTTTCAGGCAAAGTCAGGGCAAGGTGATGATTTAGTAAGTGCTACACTATTAGCACTAAGGATGATGGCAGTACTTAAAGACTGGGATCCGAGAATATACGATACCTTTACACAAGCAGAATCAGATGACGATTACGATGCACCATTACCTATCTTTATAAGCTCAAGCTTTTGATAAATATGTTATAATGAAAAACTTAAATCTAATAGCAGAAGAACTTTTTAATAAAATACGAGGTCGTTTTCCGAGCGTTACTTTAGGTGATGCTGAGGGGAAAGTTACTAACATACCAACTGAGTCGAGATTCTTTGATTTTGATTACAAAGAAGGCGATACTAGCTTAGGTAAAGTAAGTATAACTCTAAGTGAAAATAGTATCGAAATTATGTATAGTGACAATTTTGTTTCTGAACAAGACGATCTTACTAAAGATAACTGGTATAACTTTTTAAAAGAAATAAGACAGTTTAGTAAAAAAAGATTAATGACATTTGATACAAGAAATATAAACAAGTCAAATCTTGATAAACGAGATTATAAGTTTTTAGCACAGAATCGCGGAGAAGAAACAATGAGTGAATCAAAAATGTATGGCACAGGCCGTGTAAGTTATCAGAAAGTTGATGGCGCTAGATTAGTAGTTAAACATACTGAAAGCATTAACACTGAAATCGCAGGCGGGCGCACACGCAGCATTGGCAAAATATATATTGAAAGTGCAGATGGCGAACGTTTTATGTATCCGTTTAAACACCTAAGTGGTGCAAGAGCAATGGCACGCCACGTAGCAGAAGGCGGAAAACCTTTTGATGAGTTTGGTACACATATTGTAGGCCTAAGTGAAGAGATGAATAAACTCCGCAAGTTTAAATCTTACATGGGGCGTAATGCTGTAATGGCAGAAAGTTTAGCTGGATATAGTGATGCTGTTAATGATCGTATTAAGTTAGTTAAACGTACTATTGAATCATTACAAAAGCCAAAGTTTTATGCAGAAACATTTGAAGCATTTGCTCCAGCAGTAATGGAAGATGTACCGGCAGATGTTAAAGAAAACTGGATTGATCAATTAACTATTAAACAGTTCAATGAAGAATTATCAGATGTGTTTCCATACATCTACAAGTTAGTAAGTGAAGCTACTAAAGCAACAGAATTAACTCCAGAAGATATTCTAGGTGAGAATGACGACACAGACGCTGCGGTTGCATCTGCAATGGGCATGGACACTCGTCCAAAGGCTCGTCCAGATGATTTAGGCGATACACGCCCGGCAGAATCTTATGTTGTTAAACCAGGTGACACTATTTGGTCAATCGCTGACAGATTTGCTGACAGCAATTATATGGGCGACACTAAAGAAGGCGCAAAAGACATTCTAGAACTAAACGGCATTACTGATCCAAGATCATTGCAGCCGGGACAAAAACTAGAAATTGGTTACTTTATGGGAACAGGTCCAAGCGGCGGCTCTCGTGGTCTTCCACCAGGTGGCTTTAAGAGTTATGAATCACAACTAGAAGATAGTTTTGAAGACATGATGGGCCAATTTGCAGAAGCCAAAGAAGAAACAAAGGTATGTAAAGACTGTGGTGACACCTTTAATAAGCCTACTACGGATTGTAAGCATGATTCACATGACCCAAAAGGTAGTCATTGGGTAGATGCAGACGGTAACGGTATTGGCGACTTAGACGAAGGCAATGCATTTTCAAAAGCACTTGCTAAAGCAAAAGACGATGGCGATGATGAGATGGAAGTAGATGGAAAGAAAATTCCAGTAACAGAATTTATTCTTAGTATGTTTGATCGCGAAAGTGGTCAGTTTCCAAAAGGCGAAACAGCAATATTAACAGCAATTGAAAAAGATTACGGCGAGCAATATATTAATACAGGCAAAGCATTTATTGAAGCAATTACTGCAAAGTTTGAAGAATTAAATGTAGCAAGCGAACCAATGATTGACGAGATTGAAGAACCAACAACTGGCACTGTGATGGAACCAACTGTTGAACAAGATGACGATTTAAGCGACATTCGTAGATTATCAGGGCTGTAATAGTCCTGTTATAAGTTTTTAAGTTTTTCTTTAAAAAAGACTTGACAAAGTTTGTAGAGGTGTTATAATAATAACTGTGCTACAAACTAAACAGGCACAAGAAGTAATGTAGCAATGTAGCTACAAATATCATAGGCACTATTAGGAGGCATTAAACTATGGCATCATTAGCAGAAATCCGAGCGAAGCTCAAAGAACAAGAAGCCAACGCAGGCGGCGGCAACAGAGGACCACAAGGTCCAAACCCAATTTACCCATTTTGGAATATTAAAGAAGGCGAATCAGCAACGATGCGTTTCTTACCTGATGGCGATCAAGATAACACTTTCTTTTGGAAAGAACGTTTGATGATCAAACTTCCTTTTGCAGGAGTAAAAGGCGATACTGCATCACGCCCAGTACAAGTACAAGTACCATGTATGGAAATGTATGGCGAGTCGTGTGGCATCTTAGCAGAAGTGCGCGGTTGGTTTAAGGACGCAAGTCTTGAAGACATGGGTCGTAAGTATTGGAAAAAGCGTTCGTATGTCTTCCAAGGCTTTGTAACAGACAATCCATTAACGGATGATCAAGCACCGGAGAATCCAGTTCGTCGCTTTATTATTGGCCCACAGATCTTCCAGATCATTAAGGCAGCATTGATGGACCCAGATATGGAAGAATTGCCAACAGATTATACTGCTGGTGTAGACTTCCGTCTTAACAAAACATCTAAAGGTGGTTATGCAGACTATGGCACAAGTACTTGGGCTCGTAGAGATCGTCCACTAGGCGATCAAGAAATGGCTGCAATTAATACACACGGTTTGTTTAACTTGTCAGACTTCCTTCCTAAGAAGCCAGATGCAACTGCAATCAAGGTAATGCAAGAAATGTTTGAAGCGTCAGTTGACGGTGAAGCATACGATGCAGATCGTTGGTCACAGTACTTCCGTCCAAGTGGCATGCAAGCTCGTACAGGCGATCCGCAAAAAGAAGCAAGTGTAAATGCAACTGCTACAAGTCAAAGTGCACCAGTAGCACCAACGCCAGTAGCAGAAGCAGCGCCAGTTGCCGCTCTAGAACCTACACCGGCAGCCCCAGCTGCAACAGGTGGTGAAGCAAGCGACATTCTAGCAATGATTCGTTCACGACAGGGTTAATAGCAACTGAAAAGGGTTGCTTTATTAAATAGCAACCCTTTTAATCACAGCTTTTTTAGGAGAAAACATGGCTAAATCGTTTGATGTTAGTAAGTTCCGCAAGGACTTGACTAAGAGTATCTCAGGCATGAGTACTGGATTTAACGATCCTACTGATTGGATTTCAACAGGATCATATGCACTAAACTATCTTATCTCAGGAGACTTTCATAAAGGTGTTCCACTAGGTAAGGTTACTGTGTTTGCAGGTGAATCAGGAGCAGGTAAGAGTTATTTCTGTTCAGGTAACATTGTAAAACACGCACAGGATCAAGGTATCTTTGTAGTCTTAATTGACTCGGAGAACGCACTTGACGAGAGCTGGCTACAGGCTCTACAAGTTGACACTAGCCCAGAGAAACTTCTCAAGCTAAACATGTCAATGATTGATGATGTAGCAAAGACTATCTCAACATTTATTACAGACTATCGTGCTATGGATGAAGAAGATCGTCCTAAGGTATTGTTTGTAGTTGATTCGTTGGGTATGTTACTAACACCTACTGACGTTGATCAGTTTAACAAGGGTGATATGAAAGGTGATATGGGTCGTAAGCCTAAGGCATTGACTTCACTTGTTCGTAACACAGTTAATATGATTGGCTCATTGAATGTCGGACTAGTATGTACTAACCACACATACGCATCGCAAGATATGTTTGA